CTACAAAGGCTTCTGGTGGACGGCTTTGCAGGCCCTTGCGCACCACGCTTGCTCCCCGTTTCTGACGGGACTTGATGCAGCGTTGAGCAGGGACTTGAACAGGGGGGAGGTCGAGGAGGTCGCTCTGATATCCGGGCTTAGAAGCCGCGGGTCTTTGGGCGATGTTCTCGTTGCATTCCTTACCTCTTTGCGGTCGAGACCTGAGAGGTTAGCGGGCGCCGATTTGAAGAGATTTGCGGTGAACATCAAGGGGGCCTCCGGGGGCTCCTTTACGGTGTTGCAGGTCACTCAGACGGGGAAAACCTTCGAGAAACGCAAGGCCAAGGCAGTCAAAGCCAGCAAGTCGTTGACACCCCAGGAGGGGGACGACAAGCCGGTGGAGGTTGCTCTTGGCCCAGCGGACCTTGAGCGCTCGCTAGTACGTATTTCTGCCGGCAAAGCCGAAGTGTACCATGAGTTCACGTTGCAGCAGTACGAAGAAGGGATAGCGATGGTCAAATGCGGACCAACCGAAGCTATGGAGCAGCTACATATCAGGGAACCGGATAGACGTGGCTTTCTTCTCAATTTTCTGCGAGAGTGTAAAGGCGTCGACACGACCCAAAGGCTGCGCTTGGTTGTTTACTCCTATGGGCTACTTGAGATGATACCGTGTCGTATGCGGTCAATCCAGTTGCTCATGGACCCGTTGGTGTGTGATGTGCAAGGGCCCATCTCGAACGCATCTAACGAGGCCGCTGGAGCGAATGCGCGGATTACAACCTTACTTCAGACACCTTGGACCAAACTGACCCCTGAAATGATGGGGTTCATACGGGACTTTGTGGCTGGGGTCTGGGCGTTCACCCGCCTCAAGGGCAAGCTTTCCCGTGAAGGGCTGGATGCGACGCTAGCCAGGCAAAATACCCCTGGCAAGAAAGCGTCCATCGTCAGATCGGCCACCGACCTCTTTCAAGGTGAGCCGACCAGCCGCCCGTTCGTCAAGATGGAACATGGCGCCGAAGCACCTCGCATAGTGTGTCCCATAGAGGACCGCAGCAAGAGCGAGTTCCAGGCGTACATCGAGCCTCTGACGCGCGAGTTGTTGCATGCTTTGCCATTCTGTACCTGCGGAATGACTCCTGAACAGACCGAGAACGAGGTGCGCCGGGTCGCCGGCGCAGCTTTTGATCTTGTTGTCATTGAGGGGGACATCAGACGCATGGACGGACATGTGGACGCGCTCAGCCGCGTTTTGTTCACCTTAATCGGTGACGCCTTCAAACCCTCGCAGCGCAGGGGCTTTCACCGAGCCCACCGCGCTAGCATTGCGCGGAAGTGCAAGTCGAGGCATGGCGTCAAGTGGACGACCGGGAAAGCGATGCCTTCGGGCTCCTCGGACACCACGAGCAATAACACATTGGCGAATGGATGCATGATTTACATTGCGAAGCGGATGGCCGGAGCGAGCCACGCTGAAGCTTTTCAATGGCTCTGCAGCTGCGTGCTGGTCAGCGGTGATGACAGCGTGATCGTGCAGATTGATGCGGACGAACTGGCAAAGGGATACGTGGCATGCGGCCAGGTCCCGAAAATCCAAGTGCGCTGCAACGAGAATTTTACGTACCTCGCTCGGATGTACGGTACTGTAGACGCTGTGCGCTGCGGTGT